GCAGAACCTGCAGCAGCTTGAGCGTTGAGCAGATAGGAGCCAGCCGTGCCACCGCTGACGTGGTTCAGCACCAGCACGTCGGTTGCCGCGATTGTGCTGTTGGTCAGCGTGAAACTAACGGTGGTGTCAGCTGCGAGTGCCTCAGGGTTCATTTCGACCTGACCGCATTTCTTGTTAAGCGTGACGCCCGTGCTTTTGCTAGTGGCTTGAGTCTCGGCACCACCTTCGCCAGTGATGTAGCCAGCTTTGTCCGAGTTCAGGTTGGTGAAATTGGCGTCCAGCTCCGTGTGCGTAAGCGGTGTGCCTTTCCCAGCTCGGGTAACGATGGTGCTCATGGACAGTCTCCTATGACAGCAGTTTAGGGCTCAAAGACCTGCTGGAAAGTGGCTGATATCTCATTGATATCTGCATATTGATAGTTTCGCTGCCAACTCTTGCACACCCATTTGTAAGTGTTTGTGTCATTTAATGGCGTCCAATCAAAACTGGCCGCGTCTGCAGCGCGAGCATCAAAAAACGCCTCAATAGCGTTGGCATCTGAATTTGATTTTGCCGTCCACCGCAAATCCCAAACCTTAGGGTTTTGATTTAAACCAAAAGTTACACGCTGTTGATAACCATCACCAAACTGAGTTGCACGAATATTTGGGTCCGATTTTCTGATGGCACCAAAGTCCGGTGTTGTGCCGCCTGTGCTGGTGCCGACAGTGGAATCATCAAAAGTAGCCATTATGCGAGCAAGCCTCCCGGACGCTTCTGCTTAATCAATTCTGCCTGCACTGCAGCCCCAATGGCACGGCCAAGTGCCGCTGAATTGGGTTGATCGCCTTGAACGCTGGTGCCTTTTGCATCGACGTTGACGACAACGTTGCCACCATCACCACCGCCCTTCATTTTGACGGGGATACTGCGGCCATCGGGAAGGGGCACATAGGCTTCTGGGGTACTGCCTTCGCCAAACATTGCCAGTTGTGGGCTGTTTGCGATACCGCCAGCCGCGTAGCGTTTTAAGCTAAGCGGTCCATTAGCGGTCATGATGCCGCCATCTGCAAAACCAAGAAATCTGCCAAGCGCACTTGCAGGTGACACAACTGCCTTCAATGTTTCAAACATTGCAAAACGCACAAAAATACGGCTGAGGTCAGCCAGTACTGAACGAGCAAAATCTGCAAATTGCAGTTTTCCTGTCTGTACAAATTCAGCAAAAATATCTCCCAATCCAAGGAAAGCATTGCCAAGACTTGTTCCAAGGTTTTGGGCAAGTTCACCTGATTGTTTCACAACATCAGCAAAAGATTTAGCCATTTGATTGCCAAAAGTTTTGGCTAAATCACGGGCTTCGACAAGTTTGGCAATCAAGGCTTCAAGCTCATCTTTAAGCAATGAATTTTTGAACGTTTCCCTAAGCTCTGCAATCTTGCGGTCAAATAAAAGTTGTTCTGCCTGTTTTTGACCAATTAGTCCATATTCAATTTTCAAGTCTTCAAGTGTCTTTTTGTCGGTTCTTCTTTGTTCTTCAGCCGCCTTGCTTAGGGCATTCATTGCGTCCCGCTCTTTTTCCATTGCATCTTTAATCTGCCTACGCGCTTGAATCCTTTGTTTCTCAGCTTCATTTGCGCCAATCTCCTTTGCAGTTAATTGCTGACGTATCTGCAATTCCTTAAGGGCGCCATCAAGAAAGACGGCCTGTAATTCATTTTTTGATTCAAGTGCTTTATCAATTTGGATTAAAAGAGAAAGTTCTGCGTCAGTAATATCTTTTAGCTTTTTGGCTTTTGCAGCGCCGCCGTCTTTATCTGGAATACCGGGCAGGCCAGTGGGCTTTTCTTTGTCAGCCCCAAGTCCAATGCCTTTCAAGGCGCGTTGATCAACCGCTTTTTTATAGTCAGCTCGCAACCGATTCAATGTCCTAAGAGCCCGAGTTCTTGCGGGACCTTCCTCTTCAGGAACTATGGTTTCAGTAATTTGGTTTTGAAGATTTTCGACTTCGCCAGACAGGTCGATTTTAAATAATTTGTTAAGTGCCGAAATCGCGCCGTTGATTAACCTGATAATCTCGGTAAATACGTTCTGAAATGCAGCTCCAACAGGGGCAAGCAATTTACCAACATTTTCGCTCAGCTTGCTTAACTGAACCTGCAAACGTTCGCCAGCTGCAGCAGGTCCATTAACAATCGCTTCAGATGACTTGCCGAATCGAGCGAACAGTAACTCAGAAAATTTTTGAAAGTCTTGCAGGCTGACCTTGCCGTCTTCTAATGCCTTGTCAAGTTCGGCAGGTGTCATGCCAAGCGATTTGGCAAACAAAGTGAAAGCACCAGGCAAACGTTCACCAATCTGCTGCCGCAATTCTTCAGCAGACACCTTGCCTTTACTGAAGACCTGAGCGGTTGCAATTAGAGCAGATTCAAGGTCTTGAAGGTCACCGCCAGTGCCACGAACACCAGCGGCAACACCCTTAAATGCTTTCTCTGTGTCTTCAAGGCTGCCGCCTGCTCCAATCACTGAAGCGGCTAACTTTGTAAATTGCCTTGTAATAATTTCCTGCGGAATCTGGAACTGTTGAGAAAGCTTTTCAACAGTTGATAACGCCTGTTGGTATTGGGCGTAATCCTTTGTTAAGCCAGCAAGAGCAATACGTTGCTTCTCCAAATTTGCGGCATAGGTAGCTGTTGAACCGGCTGCCCCTTGTAGTTGTCCTGTAACTGCACCAATGGTTGCACCTGCGACGATTCCAGCAGGACCACCCAATGCTCCCAATAGCGCACCAGTTCCGCCTGCAGCGCCACCAAAAACTGCGCCAGAAGCAACGCCACCTGCGATGCGAGCAGCGCCACCCACACCGCCTAAACCACGGGCTGCAAGAAAAGCGCCAAGGCCGCGGCCAGCGGGTGCAGCAGCCGGTCCAATCGGTGACTCATATTGAGTGACGCCAGCAGTGCCGCGATAAGCGCCAGTCAAAGGATCGCGTATCAGACCTGTTGACGTACGCATGACAGAAGCAGCTTGTCTTGCGTTGCTGCTTACCTGCTTAAAGCTGTTTGACAGGCTGACGTTTGTACTTTGAAGCTGCGCCAGTCGCTGCTCAAGTAAATCAGCCTGTGTTTTCGCTTCAAAAAATTCTTGACTTGTTACATCAGTGTTGTTGGCAACTTCACGAAAAGCCGCAGAAAATGCTTTTAATGAATTGATGCTTTGCGTTGACTGTGCATAAACAGTTTTTAGCTCAGTATTTAGTTGCTTGAAATTTATATTTGTCGCAGTAGCCTGCTTGCCAACATTCTGCAGGTTGCTCTCAAGCCGCTTGAGCTGCTCACCCCCTTCCTGCTGAATCCTGACGATTAGCTTGGTGACTTGGCTCATTTCCGGTTCGCGTTCAGAACGGCAAGGGCTGCTAGTTCCATTACCTGTACGCCTTCAAAGATGGCAACAGGATCCTTGACTGAATACAGCTTACAGAGCCATTCAAGACTCGGGTAGTTCAATCCCGTCAGCCCCGCCATGCTTGTGTGCCATTGCGTAGACATCCGCACGAACATCAACACGGCGTCCCAGTTCTCTTCCCAAACTTCAAAGTCTTTTTGTACGGTTGAAAGCCGTACAGCAGCAATTTGCTCTGGACTGGCACCCAAAGCTTTTAGATCCGTCTCTCGGTCGTCAACAACGCCGCCCTTTGCCCAATATTCGGCGGCGGCTTTTAGTTTTTTGCGGGCGCTCCAGTCACGCTGTCGGCGTAAGCCTGAATCAATGCACGCAGGACATAAGGGTCATCACAAAGCTGCTCTTTGTTCTTTTCAGTGAAAGGAACAGGCTTGCCAGCTTCATCAGTCACGCCTTCCCAGCCAAGCAAAATCTCGCCAACAAGGGCGTCATCACCCTTATCGACGAGATTGTTAAAGGCTGAACGGCTGATCTTCTTGAAGACTGCTTCAAACGCTTGGGTTTCAAACTGGTTGCCGTCAACGGGGACTTCAACCTTGACTTCCCACTTGTAGGAAGCAGTCTTCTTGAGAACGAATGCCACGCAGGATCAGGTGAATTGCAGGCTCAGCTCGTCGTTGCCGCTGGTGGTTGGCAGAGCCAAGTACGGCATGGACAACGAGATGACACCGTTGGTATCGCCATAGGATACTCCGGTAACATCCGTTTGCGCAGCGGTCAGGGTGACAATGTTGCCACCAGTCGCACCGAGCACAAGGCTGGTAGAAGCAGTTGCAACGCCAACTGCATCAGCGAAGTAATCAGTGGTGCCGATAGCAGGAGCTTCGATCACTGCAGTGCCACCGGGGGCACGGTTGGTGATCAGCACTTCCTTGTTGGAAGCGGTCTCCTTGTACAACAGTTCGTTGTTCAGAGCCAGATCAAACGACTCAATGCGCTGACTCGTCTC